TCGGGAACGCCTCGTCCAATGTTTTCGATAAAATTTTTCTCGGATCGAACTCGACTGATTTTTGCTTGGTTTCTTTTCCGCTACTATCGCCGCTCCCGCCACCGCCGACGATTCGGATCGTTACAACACGTTTACTTGATTGAGCCGCCATAATTCACCGCCTTATTTTGCAAAAGATATAGATACTATCGGTAAATCGCCTAACGAAGCCTCGGAGTTAAACGATATAAGTTTCATATCTACAGTCATTGCAAGCATATTGCCGAAATGTACTACAATTTTGAATTTTTTATCTATATTTGCAAGCGGAGTAGCGTCCTTTTGAGCAAGTTGTACAAGTTTTAAACAGTCTTTAATAAGTTGACTGTTATTGAAAAGATACGTCGATAACCCGCAAGAAAATGAGCCTATTCTCGCTATAGAATCCGCAATGTCGTGCGTTCCGTAAAACGCCTGACTGTCAACGTCGTTATTAAACTGACAGTAATTTGTTATTGCGTTTACTGTTTCGGGCGGTTGTTCATTGCCATCTTTGTCTGTGTATATATACTCAAAACTTATCCTTGCAATGTCTTTAGCGATAACGAACGTGCCGCTCATCGCCATAACGGCGGCAAAACCTTCGTATATTTCGTTGAAGTTCAATATAACCGAGGGCGTTTCATATATCTGCTGAATATAATCTACTTGCTCTAAGTTGTATTTCTGCGCGTAATCCGACAATAATTTTTGGCAAACAAAGCAGTGGTTATGCTCGGAAATCGCAGTAACGGTGAAACTCAATACAGTCTGCCCAAAAAACGTTGTCGCCGGCGCGAACTTCACAACAATATAAATGCGCTTTCTATAGCCCTCTTTCTTTTCGAGGAACTGCATTTCGTTCGTAACTTCGATATCGTAACCGTCATAAAACGGATCGGTCATTACGTTCGCAATATTGTTACGTATCATTTCTACAAGCGCATTATAATCCAAACCTGCCATTTTTATTCAACCTTTGCCTTTATTCTCGATAAACTGAGCCATTCCTGAATAGATTCTTGAATACACCGATCTACATAATTCTTATGCCGTCCGCTGAACCCGCCGCTTAAATCGACTTCGTTTGCGTAACTGCCGTTTCCTGTATGAACAACTACGCCTTTACGCCGATATAGCGGAATATCGTATATTTCTGCGGGAATATTTATATCGTACCCGCTCTGAGATTCGCTACTGTATTTCGTTATGGATATTGTATTTGCGAGGTTCCCGGACAAACGAACAACGGAAAACTCTGCTTTTAGATTCTTTACGATAATCCGCGCGAGTTTAAGTTTTTCTTTATCCCAATCAATCTCGTCCATAGCCTATCAGCCACGTAAACTCAAGTAAGTTGTGCGACTGCTCCCATAATTCATATATTGATTTTGCTTTTTTACCGGCGATTCCTGAATCCCGTCTACACGATATATATCGTCGCCGATTCTTACAATATCGTTTTGCTTTATCGCAACCGGAGTTCTCAGATTATCGCCCGTAACTAACGTAATAGTTTTCTGCGTAGCCATAAACGCGCTTTCGACTATCTGATTGTCGCTTGTGTACGAATTGACTTCCTTAGCAAAAAACGTTCCGTTCGGAGTTCGTTTATAGCAAATTTGGTCTGCGGGAATTATTTCTCTTTTATCCACAGACCACCATTCGCACTCTATAAACATATCTCTTCTGCTGTTCCAAAGGTCAAGCATTATTATTCCCCTTTAGACTTCTCTAAATGTTCTTTGATATTTTTGGCAATTTTACCAATTCCAAGCGACATTTCTTCGATTTTATTCTCATAAGTCCATCTCGGAATTGGATTTATCGCAGTTGCGGGTATCTCAAGCAAAAATACTACAACTAAAAACTGAAACAATTCTTTCTGAATACTTCCGACAAAGTTTACTACGACAATCGCAATAAGTAAAGGAATAAACACTTTCGTGATCGCGTCTATAGCCCGAGTCCATACGGAAAACATCATCCCTTTTCGGATTGCCTTTAACATCTTAAGAAAAAATATCGTAATAAACAATATCGCAACGATTCCCCAACCGCCTATTACTACGGGTTTGTTTGCGTTCGGATTAAATAAATCAAACCGCCATACAAGGAATATAAACGGTAAAACACCGCCGATAAATATATATAAGCAGAGCCTGAAAATAAACTCCTTAACCGTCATTTTCGGCGGCTGGCTCGGTGTCTGAGATATGTTCTGATTCGGTGTTTCCGTCGTCACCACTGCCGGCGGTGTCTGCTGGTTGTTCGGCATTTTTCTTCACTCTCTCCTTTTCGTTTATGAATTCCAAAATGTATTTATCGATTTCGGCTTCATCATCGAACTGCTCGATAACTTCGGGACGGTTCTCCATTGTTATAAAGAATTCGTTTATACATTCTGTTTTCTGAATGACGTGCGATTGTCTGTATTCATACTCCATAAAGTATTTCGCGTTTGCGTACTTCATAGATCCGAACGCCAACCACAACAATATCTGCAACGTGTTCCATATCATATTCGCAAGAATCTGCTCGGAAAATATCGGCTTCAGCATATATAAACCACAGACTATCCCGATTGCTATTTTGTAAACCATATCGGACGTGTTTACAATCAACAAGTAATCTTTTTCCGATTTGCCGAATCTGCCAAACGGCTTTCCGAATAGCGACTTATCTTTATTGCTATCGCTCAGAAGATCGCTCGAATACAACTTTTCTATTTTAGCCGATTTCGCGCGTTCTAACTGCTTTTTCTGCTCTTCCGATAGTCTTTCCGGGTGTTCGTCATAATACCCGAATTTAAAGCCTTTCCACGACAATCCTGCCGTCAATACGATATCTTTTTTCTTCGCTTCAAGATCGATAGAGTTTTTGTACTCGCACCAAGCCTGAAGTTTATCGAAGTATTTTGTGGATTTGGATTTCGCTTCTCCGTAGGCTTTCATAGACGCTTCAAACAACTCGCTTCTGCGCCCGTCCTTTATGCCCATTGAGTTCATGCTCGTAGATATCACAACACCGATAATTATCGATAATCCGATACTGCCGAGAATTTCCAAAACCGTTGTATCTCTTTTCGACAAAGAGAAAAAGCCTTGGAAAATATACACGGCAGATACCGCGATTATCAGTAGTTTTTGTATATTATCTCTTAATTTATCGATGAATTTCTTTTTCTTTCCGACGAACACCGCGCCGTGATCTTTTCCGTCGTTCTTCTCAATTCCACCCATACTGTTTTATCCTCTTAATATCTTCCTTCCAAATCGTGCTTATCGTCCGGGTTTTCTTCTGCCGAAGTGTCCGTCCCGATTGCCTGATTCTTTGCCTCAAGTTCTTCAATTAAATCCAATTTGTCCTGCTTTGCTTTTTCTGCGTCAGCCATTTCCGCATGGACGATCTTCTTTACTTCATCTGCCAAACTCTCTGCCTTTTTAGACTTAGACGAAAGTTCCTGTATAATAGCAAGACGTGCTTCAGGCGTGTTCTCCTGCCCTAAAACCATGCAACGAGCCATTGACTGACACGTTTCGGAAATATCGTTTATACTCGTACTGAGCGCGTCAAACGACGGTCCGAACTGCTCGCTAAGGAACGCGGATATGCCTTTCGCAACTTCGCTCTTGGTAGCCGCGTCGACTGCTTCGGAAATCTCTTGCGTGGTCTGTGCTTTTATCTTTTTGGATTTCAGCAACGTAATGCAGAACCCGCTACCCATAAACAACGAAATCGCCCAACTTATAAGCGTCAATAAATTTTTCAGAGAGAATATATCTTCAAAGTTGCCCTTCTTAGCGTTCTCGATAAGCCCCAAAATATAGGAAACTTCGGATTGGCTTATCTCGAATTCGGCAGAAACCTTGTTTTCGCCCTCTATCATTGCAAACGTATAAATTCCGTCGGCATTCGCAACGAGTACTGTACCGTTGACTGTTATACTCTTTAACTTAAATAACGAATACGGTTTCGCGTAAACGGTTACAATATCGCCGACGTTGCCCGATTCTTTATCGACTATAACATCTCCGTACTGAGTGGCGGCTACTACTACCTTGCAGGGAAGTTCCACAACTTCACTCTCGGATTCGGCAATACTTTCCGGTTCGCCGGTAGATTCGGATTCGATTGTGCTTTCTTCTGCCGGCGGAACGTTCTCTTCCGCGTGTGCAACTTTCGGAGAACCGGTTAAGAATATGCAGTTCCCGACTAAAGCGAATAACATCGCCATTGAAGCAAAAAACAAACTACGTTTTTTCATAAATTAATCTCCTGAAACGCAAGATTTTTTTACAAGGTCAAGAATTTTAGCGTTCGTTTCTTTGTAAGTTTCATAAAACTTAGCCTGTTCTTCCCTCGATTTGGTCTGAAAATCCGCAAAAGACTGTATTAAATCCCCTACGGTTTTACTTATTTCGGTCTGAGTTGTTTTTATACGCTCCTCGGTGTCGAGAATCGTTTTTTCAAGTTCGGATATTTTTGCATTCTGAACCGCAAGGAAGTTCTCGCGTGTGGTTACATAATATCTTCCTCTTTGCGCATTATACATAATAACGTGTCCCTCTCCGTAACTCTGAAGCGGCATCGGCGCGTCCACTTCTATCAATAATTTTTGTATCATAACACACCTTTAATTTCATTATATCACATTTTTAGAAAAAATCAATAAAAAAAGGCAAAGTTTTCCCTTGCCTTTCAAAAAAATTACTTGCCAAGCAAATTTTCGAGATTTTTAGAGTATTTCCCAACCTCGGTGTCTATCTTGTTGTGCATATAACTCTTGTAATTCTCGTTATCGCTTTTCAAAGTATTTATTGCCGCAAGTACGTTCTTTTTTCCGTATTTACCGATAAGTGCCTTAAGTTCCGTAACAACGTTCGCTTTGTCCTCTTCGTCCCAATATCTGCCAAACGAGTGCATCGCGCCCGAATTGTCTATCAGATCCGAATACGCTTTGTCGGCATTATCCGCGCTGAGTTCGACCTCATCGTCGAGTTCATCGCCCACACTCTGCTCATACATTCCCAAAGCGGTCATCGTGTCTTTATTGCGTCTGTCGATATCACGCTCAAGATCGCCGAACTTCGCTTTGTATTTCGCAACCGCGTCCGCCGCGTACTTGCTTCTGCTGTCGTTATCATACATTTTGAAATAATCCGCGTTCTTTCTCGCCCGCATCATATTCCTTTTCTTATCCGCAAGGAAATCCGAAAACGACATATCTTCGACCTCATCTTCGTCGACAAGTCCGTCCATATCTTTTGAGATATCGTCGAGATTATACGTAATAGTCGTAACGTCGCCGTCAGAATCGGCTATATCGGACGAAATTACCGAATCGACAACACTTGCATCGTTAAGACTTAAATCGTCGGCTACAGCGGGCGTTTCGGGCGTTTCTTCAACGGCGGGAGCAGGTATAGCATAATAATCTTCGACAAGTCTGTCGATATCGGCTTGCGGTTGCATTTTACGCATTGCTTGTAATACTTTCAATGCCTTTTCGTCGCCGTTTTTTGCCGCGTTACGTATCTCTGCAAATTTCTTGTTATTGATAAACGCCATATCTTATTCCTTCTTCTCTTTATCTTCGTCGGTAATAACTATTCCGTCGCCCTGCGGTCCATACACGCAGACAGGTCCGCAATCTTTGAGTCCGAACATTCTCTGCATTTCGATAGACTCCATAACTTCTTCATGCTGTTCAACGGCTTTCTTAAGGTCCTGCAAGTCGGTTAAATGTCTTGTTTCGTCGTTATAAATTCTGCCGAATAAATCTACCACACGAGGTGAATCCTGCATTTTTTCAATGCCTTTATGATACCCGTCAATCGCTTCGATTTCATCCGCGATAAGTTTATCGATATAGTCCAACATTTCCTGCTTTTTCATGATTATTTCTCCTTAATTCCAAACATTTTATTGATTTCAGTTTGGCTTAATTCTTTTACAACAGGCTTTTTCTTGAAAACTTTATCGATTTTCTTCTTGCCCGTGATTTGTTTTGTGGTTAATTCTATGTTGTTTCCGCCGTCCATAAGTTACCTCGTTTTTACTTTTTTTAATATATTCTTCATATCGGGAGTCAGATAATCAAGAACTTCTTTTTCGCAACATCCGCAACCACCATAATAGGCTTCGGCAATCGCACAACTGATAGCGGCTGTAGTATCACAATCACCACCGATTGAAATAGTAGTCCTTAAACAATCTTCAAAACTATCCGATATCAAAAAACAAAAAATCGCTTGCGGAACGGTGTTCTGACAAATTTCTTCTGCGTGGATATATGTCTTTCTTAAATCATCATAATCAAAATCAAGATTATAATATTTTTCGACATATTCTTTTATGAACGCTTTGTCTTTACCTTGCTTTGCGTAATAAATACACATTGCAACAACTTCAGCACCCTTTATTCCCTCGGGATGATTATGAGTAACTTCCGTAACTCTCCGCGATAAGTCCTTAACTTCTTCTTCAGACTCGGCAATCCAACCAACTGCCGAAACTCGCATAGCCGCGCCGTTTCCGTAACTGTTGTATGGCTCGCGGTCGCTACCCAATACCCCGCATCCAAAACGACCGCCCTCTC